TTAGTATAGTATACTATTTATACGTTGTCAACAGGGATAATATATCTTCTGCAATCATTTTATGACCCTCCTCATCAGGGTGTCCTCTCCATGGTGCCTTGGGATAATGTTCAAGATTTAGATCAAACTCAACAAGTGAATTTATCACTCTATACTTACCCTTATTTTTTGCTTGCCACGTTCCAAAGGTACGATTGGTCAGGATTATTACTGGAACATTGTTTACCTCACAATGATTCTTAATAGTATGATATAAGATGCACTCATCATCATTACCATACTTGTCATGGTAAATGTTTTGATAGTAATACCACAACCATTTTTTATATTCACCTCTACCTTGTGAACTATTTGGTCTTATGGATCTATAGTTTTGTCCATCATAATACTCCCATCTCATTGGCAGTGCCATTTGAATCACAGCGTAGTCAAAATCAGATATATTATTCTCTAAAATAAGTCTTCTTACGATAGCATGATTGGAACATGAACTCACCGCTATATTATACTCCTCAGCTCCAAGAGCATCACATATCAAGCGACTGAATCTAGTATCCTTTTGCTTGTATAATTCAGTTCCTTTTGTGAAGGAGTCACCGTCAAAATAAATTTTCACTATTGATTATCTTTAGAATATCTGAGGCAATCATTTTATGACCCTCTTTACTTGGATGTCCCTGACCCACCTTTGGATACTTATCTAAATTCAAATGAAAGTCAACAAGAGATTCAAGGTATCTATATTTCCTACCAAACGTTCGATTGGTTGTTAGTATGAGTGGCACATTAT